GCAGCACTTACTAGTGGGACGGCACGGCCTGCGAATGATCCAGAATTTATTGACTCAAGGGAGCCAGGTAAAAATTATACATCAAACATGGTTAACTACGTTGACCCAACGACAGGACAAATGGTTGCAAGAACGGCTGGCATAGTTCCTCGTCCTGGCAGCAGATTTGTTCCTGCTGAAAATTTTCAAACCCCCAATCAACCCATCCCAGCAATTGGGAATGCAATGCCACAAGCTAATGCGAATTTTTCACAAACTCCAAATCCTCCCATTCCAACAAGCGCAAGAGCTATTCCGCCTGCTCGGCAAATGGGTCAAATGGCGAACTACAATCAAATGCTTCAGCAAGGAATGCGCAGGAATCAAGACATGAACCAAGCAGCGCAGAACCTTGCAGCTCCCGCTGGTCCAGCTAGAAGTTTCTCCCAAGTGGCAGGCAGAACTCGTCGCACGCCCATGCCAAGACCTCCTGTCAACAACTCCCTCGCCCCTAGCAATCAGAAGCTAATTTAAGCTTTGACTTTATAGCCACATCCGCTTGTATTGGCGGATGGCAGTACCAGTAATGCGCGATGCATTCCAAGCTGAAGGCTTGGCAAAACTTTGTAAGTGGGCAAATCAGAATGGCGCGATTGGCAAGTGTGTTGAGATTGGATCGTATAGTGGCGAAGGTACTGTGGTACTAGCTGATCATTTCAAGGAAGTATTGGCAGTAGATCCTTGGGAGAATGGGTACGATCCGAATGATGTGGCAAGCCACAAATGCCCAATGGAAGATGTTTTTAATGCTTTTACGGAAAGAACCAAGCCAAAGGGTAATGTAACCTTCTCTCGCGGTAAGAGCCTAGATGCTCTTGAGTTTGTTGCCGACGGATCGCTTGACATGGTTTATGTGGATGGTGACCACAGGTACGAAGGTGTGCGTGCTGACATAGATTTCTGGTTACCCAAGCTAAGAAAGGGTGGGTGCATGACAGGCCACGACTTCAGCTTCCCAGCAGTAAGACAGGCACTCTCAGAGACTTTCAAAGGCGATTACCTAGCCCTATTCCAGGGCGATAGCTGGGGGTACATAGTATGAGAAGACTACGCGCAATCATGGCTTTTATCCGCCACCAAGAGTGGGTGGACGAGCCTAAGTGGGAAGCGGAGGATGAAAGAGCGTTAACTGGATTCCTTGGCAGCCTAACTGGCAAGAAGCTTGGACTGATCCTTCTTAACCTTACTTTGCGCCAAAATGCCTCCGCAGTAGAGAAAAATGCGGATTCACTTGCAGAGGCTTGTGGATATGCTAAAGGATTTCGAGGTTGTGTGGCGACAATTGAGTCGTTATGCAGCCCCAAACAAAACTCGCCCATCCTCGACAGTAGGGATGGGGCCGATGAACCTGCTGTCAATTAACCTGCTATTCAGAATGACTCCCTGAGTGGTGGTGTAAAGAAAGGGTCAACATGGCGGATTCCAAAGAACCAACTGAACTTGATATGCTGAAGATAGCAGCAGCATTTGACGCTGGGTTAGATGAAGTACCAGAAGACAATGTTGAGGCTACTAAAGAAGTTAAGCAGGAGGTTGAAAGTAGTGATAACTCGGAGAAACCTACGACTCCAGAAAACGCCGAACCAAAATCCACATCGAACGATGCGGTGGTAGATGAAGTCCCTAAGACTGAAACTACATCAACAAGCTCTTTAACAACGCAATCTGATGAACCCAAGTCAGAGTCAGCTTCCGAAAAGAAGCAAAGCAAGTACCAAAAGGCACAGTCTCGACTCGCCAAAGAGTGGGACGATGTCAAAGCGGAACGTGCAAGACTCCAGGCTGAGAGAGAAGCTATTGAAGCAGCCAAGGCTGCAAGGGCTGGTCAAGAAGCTCCTCCAGCAAAGACAGAGGCAAGTTCTAGCAAGTTTAGCGCGGATGACTATCGCGAAGCCGCAAAAAGCTATCGTGACGAAGGCCGTGATGATCTTGCAAAACTCGCTGAAAGCAAAGCCAACGAGATTGAAACTGCTGGCAAGAGAGAGAACGAGCAGAAGGCGCAGGCGGATTGGAAGAATGCCTGGGACCAAAACCTTTTGCGAGAAGTCGAAGCGAATCCAGAATTAAAGGATTCTTCGACCAACCTCTACAAAGCAGTATCGACCTTGTTACAGCAACACGCGATTCTTAGGAACTATCCTAACGGAATCAATGATGCTGTTGGTCTGGCGAAGATGAGGCTCAAGGCGGACGCTGCCTCTGACTTGGAAAAGAAGATTGCAAAGTATGAGTCTGAATTGACTCAACTAAGAAAGGCAACGACACCTGCAAGCGGTCAACCTTCTGGCCCTGCTCGCGTTAAAGCTTTTCACGAACTCTCCTCGGAGGAGCAAGGGCGTGAATTGATGAAAATGGCAGCAGAGGCGGATAGATCGTAAAATAGGTTAGTTGTTTAAAAGGAAAATAATAAAATGGCTAATGTAACTACAGGATCTGTCTCTGCACAGTTCCAGACGTACTTCTCCAAGATGCTCTTGGAACGTGCGCTCCCCTTGCTCCAAATGGAGCAGTTTGCAATGAAGGTGGCGTATCCTTCGAAAACTGGCGGAAATCGTACCATCCGCTTCTTCAAATTTGATAATCCTTCGATCAGCAGCATTGTTGGTCTGTCGGAAGGCACGACTGTTAGCGATGGCTCGGATCAACGTCAGTTGACCTTGTCCACAGTTGAAGCGACCCTCCAGCAGTACGGCAGTCAGGTCGTCCTCACGGACGTATTGCTCGCGACGGAATTGTTCAACCACCTCGCCCAGGCCACCAAACAGTTGGGTGAAGACGCTGCTCTGCATGCGGACACTCTGTGTCACCGCGCGCTGATCCAGGATTCTTCCACCTCGACTGGCACAAACGTTGCCACGAAGTCGTATGCTCGTTATGCCCAAAGTGGCACAAACGGCACGACCTTCGCGACCAGCTCTGTTGCTAACAGCGCAATCACCGCCACCGATCTACTCGACGGCGCGACTGCATTGTTCATCAGCCGTGCGCCTAAGATCAAGGATTCTTACGTCCTTGTCGCTCACCCTGCGGTCATTCGTGACCTCCAGCAGGATGACGATTGGTTGAAGGTTTCGAGCTACTCGAACCCTGAAGCCATCTTCAAAGGTGAAATCGGTTCGCTGTTCGGCTGCAAAGTCGTTTCCAGCACCAACGTTCAGACCTTTGCAACTGCTGCTGCTGGTGTGGCTAACGCTGCTACGGCATCTGCTGCTGTCTACGGCAACTTGCTCTTGGGCGGAAACTCCTTTGGAGTTCCCAGCCTGAACTCAGTTGTTGCCTCTGGCTCGCCCTTCTCACCGAAGGTCACGATCCTTGACGCTGCTGATAAATCCGACCCCTATGGTCAACGCGTAGTGGCATCCTTTAAAACCTACTATGCTGCTAAACAATTGGATACTACGTTCTTCCGCGCGATCTTCGCGAAGTCGAACTACAGCTAAACAATTAAATGGGAACCCTAGTAATCGCTATGGGTCCTCGGAAAGCTGGGGAGGGTAAAACCTCCCCAGCCTCTTCCAACGGAGATCAAATGAAAGAAGGAATGAATAAAGGTGGTGATATGAAAATGTCGAAAGGCATGGTCATGTTGCCCCTGTCGATGCTTGAAGTTAATGATGGCGGAGACAATGTTCCTCCTTCTGAAGGTGATGAAGTTGAACTCAGCGGTGTTGTTCAAATGGTTAAGAACGGAGTAGCTCACATCAAGGTCAATGAGGCCATGATCGAAGGCGAGTCCGAGAATAACGAAGAGAACGACATGTCTGAGGAGGACAAAATGCGTGAGCTGGCGAAGAATGCCGACGAGGAGAACTACAGCTAATGCCTGTTTACCAGTACACCGATACCAGAAATGGTTCAGTCGTTGAACTGGAAAAATCAGTAGCTGAAAGGGACTCAGTCCCTAAGTATCTGAAGCGGTTTACTGTCCCACAACGTTTGGCTCTTGTTGGTGTTGGCGAACCCCTCGACAACCCACTTGGGTCTAATAAAACAAATATTATGAAGGGGTACTACCGCCAGGAACAAAAACTTGGCAGTAGATTCAAAAGCGAATTCAGCGCGGATCAAGTGAAACGTGCCTGGAGTCGCAAAGGAGATTAACAATATGTCAAATGAGTTATATCGCAGTCCGCTTAAAGCAAGGAACAAGACGATCAGAATCATAAGCTCACCTTTTGAGAACGTGATCGAGTTTACGGCAAGCTCCAGCGGTGGCACAGTTAATACTGTTGCAACCGCTCCTGCTTCCTTGAACGTGACCCTTAACGGCACTTCTTACAGAATTGCCCTGCACACCTAATGTCACGCGCATTAGATAAATTCCAAGCTCAATACGGATTTTCCGTAGGGACGCAAGGAACAGCTACACCAGGCTATTGGGCGATCCAGATGCTTGAAAATACTACATTTAGCGCGATTAGCGGTAAATTTGATGGTACTCTTACAGGCATTACGATTGGTTCTGGCAACATCATCTATGGCGAGTTTAACAGCTATACGGCTGGAACTGGCCGAGTGATTGGGTACATAGCTGGTTAATTATATCAGCAGTCATACCGCTCAAGGTTCTATTCCCTGGCGGATGATTGCATTTTAATTATATGCCAAGACTTTCATTGGGGTTGGGGGTGCAAAATATACTCAAAATTGGCGAAGCACCCATCACCACCTCGAAAGCCTTCGACCCTGCTGGTGTACAAGTCGGATCAACAAATACTGGGAATATTCCCAACTTTTGGGTAGCAAACGAAACTACTGTCGCCTATGTTATTTTTGCAAACAACAACAGCGTAACTGCCATTGGTAGTCACGCCTTCTATTATTGCACTAGTCTTTCCACAATAACCATTCCAAACAGCGTAACTGCCATTGGTAGCAGAGCATTCTATGGATGCACAAGTTTAGCCACAACTACCATTGGAACAGGAGTAACTAGTATAGGGAGCGATGCATTTAGATACTGCCCAACAAATATTACATTGGCCAATGGCATCGTTACAGTTGGAGCAGATTGGTTTAATGGTTCTTCTATCACTAGCATTACAATTCCATCTAGTGTTACGAGTATTGGTGCTAGAGCATTTGATAGTTGCAATAATCTAACTAGCATTACAATTCCATCCAGCGTGACAAGTATTGGTCTTCAATCATTTGAGGCTTGTGGCTTAACCAGCATAACAATTCCAAATAGTGTAACGACAATTGGTACACAATCATTCTCATATTCTTTTATTACCACATTAACCATTGGAACAGGTTTGACCAGTATTCCAGGCGAAGCTTTTAAAAATTGCACTAATCTAACCAGCATCACTTTTACACCAACTTCAAATATAACAAGTATTGGTGGTGATGCTTTTAGAAATTGCACTTCCCTGCCAAGCATAACAATCCCTAACAGCGTAACAAGCCTTGATGGCGGTACATTTTTTAATTGCACTAGTCTAACTACAGCAACCATTGGCAACAGTGTCACAACTATTGGCGATTATGCGTTTAATAGTACTGCCCTTACAAGCATCACTATTCCTAACAGCGTAACTAGTATTGGTAGTTATGCTTTCCAAAATTGTCCCAGTCTAGCCACCGCCACCATTGGTACTGGCGTAACAAGTATTGGAAGTTATGCGTTCGCTTCTACTGGCCTTACAAGCGTGACCTTTACGCCAACTTCAAGCGTAACTAGTATTGGGAGTTATGCATTCTATAATTGTTCAAGCCTAACCAGCATCACTATTCCTAACAGCGTAACTAGTATTGGTAGTTATGCGTTCAAAGATTGCACCAGCCTAGCCACAGTTCTTTGCTATGTTGCACAATCAGCTTTTACTGGAATTGAGGCATTCCGCGCCACAGCCTCACCATTAACCATCCGAGCAAGAAGTACAGATTCTTCTTGGACGGCTGGAACTGGATTAAGTTTCCAAGGAAACACAAATGTCACAGTCATAAAGAACTTGTAGAAATCCTAGTTTTCATTCAAAATCCTCGTATGTCTAAAACCATCCACTTCGTCTCTGGCCTGCCAAGAGCAGGGTCAACCTTACTAATGAACTTGCTCGCACAAAACGAGAAAGTCCATTCAACAGCCACCAGCGGATTGCACGAAATTGGCTACATAGCGAGAGAGTTTCGTAGCACCGAAGAATTTAAGACCATACCAAACCCCCAAGATGGCGAGACTTTATTTTATGACTATGTGAAGGGTGGATGCGAAAATGCCTTTAATAGATTAACAGATAGACCTATCGTGGCAGATAAATGCCGTTCTTGGGTTGGTCATTTAGATATGCTTTTTGCTGTTTGGCCCAACGCTAAAGTGCTGGTTCCAGTTCGTGATATGCGAGGAATCCTGTCTTCCTTTGAAAAGAAATGGCAAAAGCATCCATTCCCATTTACAGGCGTTGAAAAACAAAGCCCCCAAAATTGGACAACTGTAGAGAAGAGAGCGCAAGGTTGGCTCAACATTCCTCCGCTTGGAATTGCAGTAGAAAGAATATCGGACGCAGTAAAGAGGCATAAAGACAAACTGCACTTTGTTCACTTCGAATCTTTGACTGAAGAACCCAAGGAAACTATGGACGCGGTTTGGAATTATTTGGGATTAGAATCCCCCAGCCACGACTTTGATAATGTGGAACAATACACCACAGAACACGAACTTGGCTGGCCTTACGGAGATCACACTATCCGCAATAAGGTAGAGCCTTTGGAGAAAGATTGGAATGCCGTGTTGGGCAAAGAGTTTTCTCGTCAGATTGACGAATCATTTAAGTGGATTAAAGAACTATAATGAATCTTCTACTCATCTCCGTTCTGTGCCTTTCCTTGTCCTCTTGCTCGCCACGCAAGCAGGATAACAATGCTCTGCCAGTTTATTCGGACATGGGAGCTGCATCTGACTTGGGGGCAACTAAGCCATGAGCGAAGACCAAGTTTGGAACATAGAATTGAAGCTCGCCAGGATGGAGGAGCGTCAGGTTCAGCTTTATTCAATGGTCGAAAGGTCACTTGCAAACTACGGAGATCTTGCTAATAAGGTTAATGCGCTGGAGCATCTAAGGACTAAGATACTAGCCCTCTCTGGCGTTATTGGCCTTATATGTTCAATGGCTTGGGACGTAATAAAAAATAGGAACAACTAGGAGAAAATATGCCGAATTTTACAGCAGGAACCAGCTTTGGTGCAAACGATACAGTAACCAATACGAAGCTTAACGCTTTGATTGCGGATGCTGTAATCAACCCTGAGTGCGCATTAAGCATTAACTCTGGCACGATTGGCACGCTTTCCTGCACCAGGGGGACGATTGGAACGTTTAATAGCACAACTGGAACTGTTGCTACGCTCAATACCACTACTGGATCTGTCCAAACATTAAGTGCTGGCACATTGGCAACAAACCTTACTGGTGGGACGTACTCTGGATTAATCAATTCGAGTACTGGTACATACTCTGGATTAATCAATTCGAGTACTGGCACATATTCTGGATCGATTGGAACAGCAAGAAGCTTGACGGCTGGGACAATTCAAACACTAACAGCAAGCACTCTTACTGGCACACTTACTGGTGGAACCTATTCTGGATCGCTTGGAACTTCATGCAATTTTACGGCTGGAACTATTAATAATTTCACATCCTCCAGCAATGCAACAATAGCTGGACGCACAATTGGAACAGGAGCAGGTCAAGCTAATGTTGCCTTTGGGCTTAATACGCTTGGCAGCAATACAACTGGAGGTTTAAATGCTGGAGTTGGTAATAGCGCGCTACAAGCGAACACAAGCGGAAGCTTTAATAGCGCATTTGGGGAACAATCTCTTTTAGTTAATAATACAGGATCATTTAATTCTGCATTTGGAGTTGGAGTTCTTGATTCAAATACTTCTGGAAGTAACAATAGTGCGTTTGGATATGCTGCATTAGGAGACAATACAACTGGAATTTTTAACACGGCAATTGGATATTTTGCTGGCAACAACACAACTGGATCAAACAATACATTCATTGGAAATGGGGCGGTTAATACAAGTGGTGGCACGGCAGCATCAAACACAATTGTTCTTGGGAACTCTGCAATTGCAACTTTAAGATGTCAAACATCCACAATTTCAGCATTATCTGATGCCAGAGACAAAAGCAATATTGAAGACATTCCAGTTGGAATTGAATTTATTAAGGACTTGCGTCCAGTTAAATTTACATGGAACCAGCGCGATGGAATGCGAGTAGGGCTAACTGATGCTGGATTTATTGCTCAAGAATCTTTGGATGTTGTAAATAAGCATAATGCGAATTGGATTGGTCTTGTTGAGGATGAGAATAAAGATCAGCTCGCAATGACTCCTGGCAAGTTGATTCCAGTATTGGTCAAAGCAATCCAACAACTCTCTGCCAAGGTAGACAGTCTAGAAGCGCAACTGGCCAGCAAATGACGATCACCGAAATCGCTCAGTTTGCAGGCGAGAAGATCGGCAAGACCGATGCTGATACTATCACCTTCCTGCAAAAGGCAGCAGCCCTAAACTATCGGCGCGTTTGGAACTTTGCGCCCTGGCGCGAGACTGTTACCAATTCGACGTATGGGATTACGGATATTGCGCAGGTTATTCTGTCTGGAGCAGATGTAACAACATCAAACGGAACTTACACAAGAACATCTTTTGGGACAAATTCATTTATCGCAACAACTGGAGATAATTTTATTGAGTTTACTGGCGGAACTAGTTGGGAGCTTTTTGATACAAATGAAAGTTTTTTTGTATATTTTACAAATGGAACTGACTTAACGCAATGGAATCCTAACACACCTTTTGGGGTGCTGGTAGCCCCAACCGCATCAATAACATTATCACGCACAGTATCCCTCGGCACAAACGTAGAGACACCTCTCTCCGTTGCTTGGGGGGACAACGAACTTACCCCAATGGATCTTGCAACGATTATATCGCAAGATGCTGATCTGCTGGACATCAACAGAACTGGCACACCGCAGGCGTATTATTTTAAGGGGCGCAACTCTTCTGGTATCGCTCAAATTGACGTTTACCCAGGACTAGATACAACCAGCACATCGACATTAAAGGTAATCGAAAAACTCCAATGCCTTACTCGCTCGAACTACGTTGTAGATTTCCCACCATCCTCCAACGCCATTGGTGACGAACTTCGCCTTCCGCATGTCAGTCATGTCGTACTAGCCTTGACGCATGCCGATGCCCTTGAGCGTGAGCGTCAGTATGGCAAGGCACAGCTTGTTGTTCAAACTGCCAATACCGACCTGGCATCTATGGCGAATTACGAATTGAGCCAGGTTGGCGGAATGAAGCAGATCACCCCAACATCTCTTGGCGAACTTGGTTTAGAAGAGATCATCTAAAGCCATGCCGTACTTCACGGATGCAACAGATGATGTACTGTCGGTAGCTGTAACGCCAAGTTTTGATGGTGGCCAGGTATCTGGCATTAGCCCCAATCTTATTGCGGATAACGCAGCCTCAGAGCTGCTGAACATGACCATTTCGCCTAATGGTAACCTTCAGACTCGCCAGGGCATTGAGACAGTTTCGACAAGCTTTTCT